GTTTTTTGAGGTCACTCTTATTCTTTACATTGATCTGAATATCGGCTGCGTAAATTGCCAACGGTCTAACTCAACTAGGTTGTTTCCACACTTTAGCGTCGTCTAGCCTTTTTCATAGCTTCATCTTGCTCTTGATTGATGATTGAAAAATATGCAGACCAAGCCAACAACTCTTGAAGAGTGATGTTTTGATAAAGCTGTTGGACTGTCATGCCTAATTCCTTCGCTACTCCGAAGGAAAGCATCATAAAATTATCCTTCCGGAGTTGCTTTTCTAGTTCTTTTCATGTCGGTTGGGGCCTCCTCTTCTTCAGTGTCGCTAATCACTGCAAGCATCAACGCTTGAACATCCTGTTCCTTGCATAAGTGCTTCAACTCTGCAATATGACTGACATTGAAGCATCTTTCACCATTTTTACTCTGAGCTTTATTAACTAAGAGTTGAAGAGCCAGTGTATTGGTATCTTCCGGATTCTTAGCTTGTGCTTGCGCTTTTTCGCGCTCAGCCATTGTTAAAGGTGTGCAATAAAACTCAATAGTTTTGCCGTTAGTTAAAACAACGGTTCTCTTTGTCGCTTTTAGGTTTGCAGCTTTCTTTAGCTCGTCGATCAAGCTTAAGGACATAAATAATTACTTAATTAAGTTAATTATAAGCATAAAAAAGGCTCCCGCAGACATAGGAGCCTTGTTTTCCCTTCTAACTTAGCTTAGTTACCAAGTAGATGAGTTGGTTGTCCACTAAGACTAAAGTTTAATGAACCGATAATTACGTCTTCGGGTGTGACATTCAAACTAAATCCCATGATTGAGATAGGAGCTTGGATGTAAAGACTATCGTTTAAGTCTGGTGTAGAAGAAGTACCAACAGTATTAACGAAGAGTCGAACCTCTGCGCCGTCCTGATTTTTTCTCATGCTGTTACCGAGTAAACGGTTAGCAAGATTCGTCTGGTCATCCGTAAATTGAACTTCCATCGAACCTGTACCAGTAGCGAAACCAGCTTGCATCGTTCTAAATGAAGCTAGTGAGCCGGTGGTACTAACAACGCAAGGTAAAACTGTAGTATCAATCTCTTCACGCGATAAATCGAGTGTAAAAGATTTCACCTGACAGATTGCAGCGAAATCCGCATACTCCACCTTTATGTGGTTAGTGCCAGTATTCGAGGAATCTGCGCTACCAGTACCACCATCAGCGGTAATAGTAATTGCAGAACCACCGACAGCCGTAGCCACTGAAATAGTGGTAGCAGCTTTGGCTACAACGTAATAAGTTGTACCGGCTGTTAAAGCAGTTGATAAAGAAGCACTGCCTTGGACAGTGAACTTAACAGGGTCGTTTACACGAAAATCGTGATCAGATGGAACCGTTACTGTGGTTCCAGCAGGAAAGTCGGTAAAGTCCTTTAGGCAAAATTCTGTAGACGCTGGTTGAAACCAAACGCTGCCATCAGTGCCAGTAAGAACTTGACTTGAGCAAGAAACTGGTATGGGTCTAGCTCTCTACATAGAGAGTCGAAACAACATCGGGGGCGTTGTTGTACTCGGGGGCTAGTACTTGATTAGATTCTAACTTAAATGAGTTGCCTTGAAAGGACAGCTAATACTTGCCATGTAATGAGGTCTATCCTCTAGGGAGGCAAACGACGGGCCAACAATGGTTCCTATAGTCCCGTAACTTCCGGTTGAAGCGTGAGGGTCACAGGTATTTAAATTATTGAGGGTTGTCATAACTGCTGTAATCATTTCTTGCGCTCTAGCTGGACCATTATTCTTCTTTGCAAAACATTCAACAATTAATACACCTCTAATATTTTCAATATTTGGTCCCAGAGTGGTTTCTGTCATTCCAGTAAAATTCAAACGTACTAGGGCGTGTTCCTTATTTGAATCTGTCTTTTTTACAGGTTGGTTATCCACATAACAATTAACTGTAGGATTTAGTGCCGCAAGAGCCGCGATGACTGGGGCTTCGTAGATTGCTCGGATGGATTGCAGTGTCATAATTAGTACTTTTTAAATACGTTGGTCATTGCTTCTTCATACTTCTTCTTCATTCCTTCTCCTTGATAATAGGTTAAGAACCAATCTGGCATCGCTGTGGCATTCTCAGCTCTTCCTCCTTGTCTACCAAAATTTGTGGGTAAAAGATCCATAGCATAACCGCGATATCTCGTCATGTTTCCAATGGTGTATCCCTCTAACTTTTTGTTACTCGGGATTGGGGGTAGTAATGATTTGATTGCTCTCCCTTGTGGCTTTGTTCTTGCTGTTGCAGATCTCTTCGCTCCTCTAACATTTAATCCATAAGTAGGTGTAGAACTTTTTCCTTTTCTTACTGACCATGAAGCCGCAAAAACACCGTCCCAGTATGGACCTTCCTCTATTAACCCAACAACAACATTTTCAGCCGCTTCCTGTATTCCTTCTTTTAGTGCCTCAGTGAAATCAGGTATAAGTTGCGAAATAGGTTTAGCCATTACTGTTGTCTAGCAAAGCAAGTGTAAAAAATAGGTTTATCCCCTCTAGAAATATTGATTGAAATGATATTAGCTGTGATGGTTGCTGTATCTTCGGTGTATTCAAACTGGTCTGCTGTTGTTATGTAGGTTGAGCCCAGTTGAGCCGCGTCGATCATAATCTTGACATCTGTTGATTCTAGAGATCCTTCGACTTCTGCGGGACTGACTTGAGTAATAATTGCCTTTACTGGAATACGAGTCTCGGTTGTCGTAACAGTACCTGTTGCTTGGTTGTAAGTTCCCTCTCCAGAGTTGCGGATAAAAGTCATAGATTGACCCCATTCGCTGATTAGTGGACCCGGTATTGGTCCAAAAATGGTGTCTAGTTTGCTCACGATCTAACACTTAGTAAAATGGATGCACTACCAACCCTTGCATAACAGCGTAGGAGTTCTTTTAACCACGGAAATAAAACAATAATTTTTGGGCCAGTTGATACGCTCTTAGCTCCATCAAATTCGTCATACTCAACTTCTAGATCTCCTAATCGTTGCTTTGATACGTAAGTACCTGTCGTTGTTGACTCAGGACCGTCGATAAAAACTGATTGATTGGAATGAAGTTTGAGAGCTAACTCGCAAGTGGCTTCAACTACTTTTGGTGGGACTGTTGTGCATACGGTGGCATTGCAAGAACCGTCGGCTGCTACCTCTCGGGGCCATTGCAATGCCTGATCGTCTGTACACTTCGTTCCATACCATTGGAGGGTTTCTAAATTTCTTGTCGCTACCTTGAGAGCTAAATCTTTTTGTGCGTCACTTAACGCTGTCCATGCCGCATCGTTAAACGAAGTAGCGAAGTATGTGTCAGCGTCAGCCCTTGGGACGTAACTTGTAGCTGTGGGGAGTGGCATTAGAGGGGAACAGCGATGATGTCTAAGCTTTTATATTGCGTTTTTAATCTGCGTCTGGTCTTTCTTGCGTCGTGGGAATTGACATCAATGACCGATGGGTAATAAGTCGGTAATGAACTATCGGGTATTCCTTCTCGCGGCATGAGATAAAAGCGAACCATAGAGATCACTTGATTACCTCATCCAACTTAACTCAGTGTAATACGTGTAATAAAAAGGGGAACCTGTGTAAAGCTCCCCTCCTTATTTGTCTCAACAAAAAGCAATTAAGCTTTGTTGACTGAGAATGGTGTGTTAACTGTAACTTTCACAGCGTTAACCATCTTGCGCTCGGTGTAAGCCAATGTCCAGTTACCTGCTGTAGATAAGTTGGCATTTGTTGGGTTGTCAGCACCGCCGTACTTAGTACCGCCAAGGTGGAAACCATAGTGGTAGTCAAGAGAGATGACATCTTGTTTCGATAAGATGTTTCTATCAGACTCAATTTTCAACTCCTGTTGAACACCTTCGTTCAATGCACCAGCACCGAGAATGTAGACAGGATACTGGTCAGAACCACCTGCGTTGAGTGTTGGAGCGCATAGGTCATCTTGAATGACACGAAGGCCATTGAAGTATGCAACTTCGGTCTGAGTTTGACCGATTCCACCGCCACCCCACTGGATTGCTCCAGATGCAGCTAAAGCAGTAGATGAGAATTGCAATGAACCTGCTTGCTGTAGATACGCATATACATCGGAGTGCATTGCGATCACA